CTAGGTGGTTTTTTATAAGCTTTAACCACTCTAAAGTCCTTACCTATTCGCTTAACACGAACACAATTATCCCAGCCATCTTTCCAGAAGACATCAAATAGATTGTTTGTTACATTTTTGATTACCATAACATACTCCATGTTGTTAACAAAAAGAGAGACGAGGCTCTCACTATGAGTGAGCCGAGGAACGATTGTAATCAGCTAACGCATCTTGCTCTTTATACTCACTATATCGTTGTAATTTTCGTATTTCGTTTAACAATACAGGACGAGACATAAAGCTTGGTTCAGGAAACTTACCAAACAAATTATGAAACTCAATACAATAAACCTCATTGAGTTCTTGAGTATTGACTGCACCTTTACCATAACCTAGATTATACCATTTATCCATTATATATCCTTTTATTATATAGTAACATGATTTTATCATAATTACAATTGTGTTTAGAAATTAATGTTTGAACTTGAGCAATGAAACTTATGTCAGTTCGCACATTGTATTGCTTGAATAATGTATCTAATTCATCCATAAAACCTCCGCATGTTGCTTAGTTGATTGACAGTTACCTCCCGATGGTCGTGTAAATATGACCGACCATAACTTACTACGAAGAACATAGACTTTTTTGCAAAGCTTTTTGTGTCTTTACAAAAAGCGTCTA